GCGGCAGTCCCATTGTTTTGTTTCACCTCCGTGTGTAAATTCTTCATTTTTGGATATTCTTTTTCTGTAATATTTGTTTCCTGCATAAAGGTAAGTTCAAAGTACGTGACCAAAGCGGATCTATCTGTGTCAAAGAGAATCTCGTCAGCGGATAAAAACCTATCGCATACGAGAATGGGAGTATACAGGAACATATTTTTTATGCTATCTGATACTTCAACCAAATGCTCTCGGGTTTCAACCAGCGGATGATAGGAAAGTTCCACGCTGACAGTCACAAGTTCAGAGTATTTGTTTTGGATTTGTACTGAAACAGGCAAAACGTCAACAAAAAAGGTGGGTTTTTGAAAACCCTGTTCCACCTCTGATGCGGTAACCGTGTAGCTATTCTTCTTTAGCACATCGGCAATCGCTGTTTGTATATCTTTCAGTTCTATCATGTTTCTACCTCACTTGTTAAATCATCCAGCAGCTTTTCAACGGACTTGTTAAATGTACTTTCCATTTCTTTAAAAGAAGTTTCGAGCATTTTCTTGCCTTCGACTCTGCCTTTTGACTGAATACCTCGCACCTGCCGCTCCAATGTGTTAAGATAGCGCCCTCTTTTTCTCGTTTTACCGCCTCGAACAATTTCATGACCCAACTCCACCAAATGAGCATGGGGAGCCTGCGACTGTGTACGGACCACACGGGTTTTACCGTACCGCTTGGGCTTTTTAAGACGCCAACTTCCTTTTAGTTTTTTGGTTTTACCAACAGGAGTCTTGGATTTGGTTTTGCTTGTAGCCACTCGTCCCAGCGCCATCAGCATGGCATCCGTTTTGTTGGGATATTTTTTCTCTATGCGGTTAAATGCTTTTTGAAGTTCTTCAAAACCGAAAGTACCGTCATTACTCATTGTTTTCACCTTTGAAATCTTGCGATGAATGTCTATCACGCTCAATTGCAATAATCTGCAGTTCCTCATGCCGCTCATTTAAATCCAGTACCGACACAATTTCAAACTCCCGTCCGTCATACAAAATCCGCATTTCAGGGGTAATGTTCCTAAAAAAGCGGGTAGATACTTTGTATGTGGTTTCAGCCCGTAGTTTCTGGCTTTCCTCATACTCCCGTCCACTCATTGGAGAAACAAATCCCGCAACGGAATATTCTTTTAATGCAAGCTTATGTGCGTAGGGTCTTCCGTCAGAATACACAAGCACCGCATTTCCGTCAGAGTCATGCTTTAGATACACATCCTCGCCTTGAACCTGCAAGGGAAGGGGAAGGTACGGCTTAAACGGCTTGTATCTCGGTACCGTTTCGCCCATGCTGTTAGTTACCGTATCCGTTGGTCGAAGGAATATAATCCTATGCCGAAGTTTACTAAAATCCATTAAAACATCTCCTTCCGGTAAGTGTCCAAAAGCCGATACACAACTTGGGGTACCGGCTCTCCGTCACGCTTTTCATAAAAGTGGGCGATAGTTATCAGCATTGCCTGCCGTATGCTCTCAGGAAGTGTTTCCGGGAGTGATGCCCTAACATAATTTTCTGCCATCTCACTTGCCAGGAGGATGAGTATATTTAAATATCCATCCTCCTCGGTATGGTCTATCCTTAAGAATTCCTTAACCGTATCAAGTGTTATCATTCCAAATACCTCGGCTTGGTCTGAATGGCGTAAATGGCACCGGGAACAGTGGAGTTTGCCACCTTCGTTGTTTTGATGCATACCCTGTCATATCCTGCCTTCGCAAGCATGGTATCCGTTACCGTAATTACAGCATACTTGCTCTTGCCCGACGCGCCGCCTATACCGAATGTAACGCCTGTTGCTTCTTTTTCCGTAAACTCTGTATCCCCATTTGCCATGTACATAAATGGGATTGCAGCCGCCGTTCCGTCAGCACCAAGCTTGCCTTCAACCGTAATGGTGGTTTCCCCGGCATCGCCCTCTCCGCTTGCAACAATAAAAGTTACTTGCTGGTAGTTTGTAAGCTCCACAAATGCTCCCGTTATTGCCGCACCGAAAATTGTCCCCGGCACGGATATGGGTGTTATCTTTCCTAAAGTATCAATACGCATATAATTTACCTCCTTATCTTGCCGCCAAGGTTACAAAAGGCGACAGAGTACTTGAGCCTTTGTACGGTGTAATGGGTTTGTTCCAAATAGGCTGCCCGTCCACACGGTAGATGAATCTGAACACGCTCTCATCATACAAAAATCTAACATGTATGGAGCTTGCAGAATTGATTCCGCCTTTGTCAATTAAAAGATACTGCGACAGATCCCCTAATATAATGTCTCCCACTGTTCCTGCCGCACTGCACTGCTCAATAGGAACAACAGGTCTGCCAAACAGGGTGCCATAGGGTTTTTCGGAAAGACCGCCTGCAGGAATATATACAGGTTTGTCTCCTACCTGTAAGGTATACAGATATGGTTCTAATTCCTGGTTTATATACCATACCGCATTTGCACGGCTGCGGCCCCAGCACCTTGACCACATTTTGATGAGGTTTTCTACTGTTATCTTCGCACTCTGATCAGTTTCTTTCGCCACCGTTACCAGTGCCGTGGAGTTTAATATGCCAAGGGGCTGACCCGAGCCGGTACCGTTTAGTATGGTGTCATCAATTTTAAATCCAAATTCCTCTGCAAACCCTTGAGTGATCACACTTTGCAGGGCTGCAGCGTCCTGCAAAAGCTCATCTGTTGCATAGCAAAGTCCCGTCAGCTTTTTAAGGGATAAATCCATCGTTCTGAACTTCGGCTTTGATGAAACCAGTTCATCCGCTTCATTTTCCCAGTAAGTCTGAATACCGCCCCATCTTGCTCCGTTTGCACGGGATGAATCGTCAAGGGCATTGATTTTAAGGCCGTTGGCACCCGTTGAAATGGGTATCTTTTTGCATTTGGGAGCAAGTATCCCTGTTTCAAAGGCATGTTTTAGTAATTCACTTGCAAAATCCGTCTGCACCAAAAATCCGCCATCTGACGGAACGCTTTCATTGGCTCCACTTGCGGTATTTAACAGACGATCGTCAATGACCGGACGGTTTGGCTGTGCTGCGTTATATACCGCTCTCAGCTGTTCGCCAAAGTTTGCAAATTTACCGATGTTGCCGCTTGCAGGTGCATCTGCCTTGTTTACCGGCACATCAATCGGCGCAGAGTCTTTAAGCAGTTCTGCCATTTCGGAAATGGTTTCATCCCAGTTAGCAATTTTGGCTTTTAAATCAGATAATGTTGTCTTTTCCTCGTCTGTCAACGGCCTGCCTTCTTTTCCCGCAGTATCAAGCAGTGTCTGTGCTTGATTTTTCAGTTCGCTTCTTTTGCCCATCATGGCAAGTAGTTTTTTGTTCATAAAAATCAATCCTCCTATCAAATAATTTCAAACTCGGTTTTAAGGTTTTCTATCTCGTTAATATATGAAGTATCTTCAGCAACAGGCTCAATATCCTCATGCAGTGGATCTTCGCTTTTCGGCAGTTTTGAAAGCAGAGAGTTAAATACCACGCGGCGACCGAAAATGTATGAATCCAAAATTGCATCATTTTTTATCTCATTGTCGGTGTACAAGATTTTATCGGCAAACCCAAGTTCTACGGCTTTTTTAGCATTCATCCATGTTTCATCCGACATAAGCCTTGAGATTTTTGCCCGTGAGATACCTGTTTTTAAGGAATAGGCATTAATAATACTTTCCTTACATTCACGAAGAATTGCAATCGCCTGCTCCATTGTGCCTTCATCACCCATCGCAATGGTCATGGGGTCATGAATCATTAGTAGGCTGGTGGGAGACATATACACGAAATCCCCCGCCATTGCAATAACCGATGCCGCACTTGCGGCAATGCCGTCAATCTTTACGGTAACCTGTCCATTATGTTCCTTAAGCGCAGTATAAATCTGACTTCCTGCCACCACATCGCCGCCGGGGGAGTTAATCCATACGGTTATATCCCCAATACACTCTGCAAGTTCACCCATAAACATTTTTGGCGTAACCTCATCACCCCACCAGCTTTCCGATGCGATCTCGCCGTCAAGGCGAAGGATATTTTCGCCGTTTTCCGTTTTACTGAAATTCCAAAACTTACGCATTGTTTTCACCACCTCCGTTTTGCGCAGCAGTTGTTGCGCTTACCATATTCCCATTTACCAAATATATATCTCCG